GACAAAAATATCCAATCAATATAGTTTAACCAATATACTAACGGCTGATTTAGCAAATAGTCGTTTAGGGATAAATAATGTTAGCCCTGCTTATTCTTTAGATTTAACAGGGACTGCGAGGGTGAGTACGTCAGCGTATTTTGCAACTGCAAGTGGGTCTGTGGGGATAGGGACTATTAGCCCTACATCATATATAACAGGTGTTTTAAGTATAGTAGCAACTGGAGATAATTATGTAAATATTGTTTCTCCTTCAGCTAATGCAGCAGGTGTAATGTTTCAGGACACTACAGGAGGTTCTATTGTTGGAGGCATAAGATATACTCATAGTGATGATGTTTTATCTTTTTGGAATGCTGGTTCTGAGAAAATGCGAATTACTTCTGATGGTAAAGTTGGGATTAATACAACTACTCCGGGTGCAAAATTAGAAGTAAAAGGTAATTCCACCGATGGATGGATTAAATTAAGCACAACGAGTGGAAATCCATTTATAACTTCAACTAATGATTTAGGATTTTATACTCTTAATAATGTTTTGACTTTAAATTTATATGGTTCAGGTAATGTCGGAATAAATAATAGTAGCGATAATGGATATAGATTATATGTTAATGGTACAATTTATGCAACGGGTAATATTACTGCAAACTCTGATTTAACATTAAAGAAAAACCTTGAATTAATTACTAATCCTACTGATAAATTAATGCAATTAAATGGTTATTCATATCAATGGAAGTCAGATGATTCGCATCAATATGGTGTAATTGCGCAAGAGGTTGAGAAAATACTTCCGTATGCCGTTAGTACTGGAAACGATGGGATTAAAGGAGTTTCTTACAATCAAATTATACCCGTATTAATCGAGGCAGTAAAAGAATTATCAGCAGAAAACACTTCTTTAATAAATAGAATAGAAGCATTAGAAAACAAATAAAAAATAATATATTTACATAATTTTTAACTAAACAAAACAAAAATGAAAATTGATTTAAATTTTAATCTATTGGATCTTGATGGTAACATCATTGAGAATGCCAATGCAGGAAAAGTAATTGCAAACTCTTTAGTTCAACAATCTAAAGGAGATGCCTTAAAATTCTGGGAATGGGCATTAGCACTAAATAAAGGAGAATCATTAGAACTTGATTCATCTGATTTAGAAACATTTACATCATTTGTCAAAGACAATGAAAACTTTGCAATAATTGCAAAAGCACAAATCTTAAAAGCACTTAAAAAGTAATGGAACATTGGAATGAAGTAATCTTGCCTGCACTGACTGCATTTTTTGCATCTGCAATTACATGGATTTTTGGCAGAAAAAAAGAACAGGTTGAAGTTGAGGCAGGTGAGATTACTAATGTCCAAGAGGCTATTAAAATTTGGCGAGAGATGGCGAATGATATGAAGCAAGAAGTTGCCGAATTAAAAATTAAGGTTGAAACCTTGACAACTGAAATTCACAATTTAAGAACTGAAAATATAGAGTTAAGATCCAAACTTGATGAAGATAAGCCAAAAAGGTTTAGACCTCCTAAAAAAATTTGAGGGAGTTAGGTTAAAACCTTACAAATGTCCTGCAGGAATTGCCACCATTTCAATCGGATGCACTTACTATCCAGATGGCACAAAGGTAAGAATGACAGATCCAGAAATCAGTCCAGCACGAGCAACTGAAATATTCTTAAATGTTTTAAAGCATTATGAATCTTCAGTTGATTCATTCACAAGGGATGACATCACACAAAACCAATTTGATGCTTTAGTTTCTTTTGCCTATAACGTAGGCACAGGTGCATTAAAGAAAAGTACTTTACTAAAGAAAGTCAATGCAGATCCTAACGACAAATTTATAGAAAGTCAATTTTTGATCTGGAATAAAGTCAAAGGGGTTGAAGTCAAAGGTTTAACATTAAGAAGACAAGCAGAATCCAAACTTTATTTCTCATGACAAACAAATTAGCATTCCTATTTCTATTTCTTAGCATTATATCTTGCAAGACAAGCAAGGTAGAAACACAAAAGTCTATAATTAAAATAGATACCTTTAGAACTGAAAAAATAGTTCATGTTTTTAATTCAGTAAAGGATACATTAATCATTGAAAACCCCTGCGATAGTACAGGCATTCTGACACGATTTTATTCCAAAATAACAATACCACAAGGTCGCATTATAATAAGGTCTTACAAGGGCAGTATCAAAGCCACAATAGATATAGATTCAATTAAAAGCATCTACGAAAAACAATATCAATCAAGATTAAAAGATAGTCAGCATTTAACCTTTGAAAGAATAGTAAGGGAAGTCATTCCAACATGGGCAATATTGACAATGATAATTCAAGGGGTATTAATATTCGTATGGGTTTATTTTAAATTCATCTATTAATGCCAAACAAAACGATTGATCAACCAGAATCAAAAAGAAGCAAAGCAAACGATTTATTGGAAACAATGATGGATGTAATGGAGAATATTCAGTACATTGATGATGCAGGATTTGCACTACGCATGAAAGTTTTAAACAATATCGAATTTTTAGTAGATGTTATAATGGAAGAATATGAATCAAGCAGATAAATTACAAAAGATTAAAGAACATTTCTTTTCCACTAATTTAAGTAAAACCGATTTTTACAATTCTTTTTATGAAATGTATGGATATAAAAGTCCAGATTCATTAAGGAAGTTAATGGGAGATAATAATATTTTAACAAGAAATAGATCTTCACAGGCAATTAATCAAGAAAAACCACCATTAGTGGTTAATTACAATCTTGAAACACTTACTAATTTTGGAATAGAACAAAGCATTGGTAAAGAATATTTATCTGCTAAGTTACCAAGCAATTTAAAAAAGGTTGGAATACTTTCAGACATACATTTTCCTTACCATGATCTCACTGCACTTACCTGTGCAATAAAATATTTAAAGGAGCAAAACATTGATTGCTTGTATTTAAATGGGGATTTAATGGACATGGTGAGCATTTCCAGACATAATCCATCTAAACAGGATAGGGATCTAAAACGAGAGGTAGATATGAATAGAGAATTTCTACAAAGGTTAAGGGATATATTTAGAAACATACCTATTTATTATAAATTAGGTAATCATGAAAATAGATTTGCAAGGGCATTAAATGATGATGCAGAAGAATTTGCGCAATTACATGATCTGCAATTTAATATCTTTTTTAGATTAGATAAATTAAATATTATAATGGTTGAAGATTGGCAAGGGATGGAAATGGGAGATCTATTGGTTTTGCATGGTCATGAACTTTATGGAGGTGGGGGAGTTAACCCAAGTCAAAACCTATTAAATAAAACAATATGTAATACTTTAATAGGTCATGTGCATCGTACATCCACAACTCAAAAGAAAACAGGGTTCAAAGAATTTATTAACACTTATAGCACTGGTTGTTTGACTTTATTAAGTCCTAAATATATGCCATTCTCTATGCACAATCATGGTTTTGCCATTGTAGAAATTGAGAACGGCAAATCAAATGTTAAAAATATTCAGATAAGAGATGGAAAAATTGTTTAGATTTGCACTTTCATAGTTAAATAGGGTTTAAGTTTATTCTAATTTCCCCATTGATTTTATCGGTGGGGATTTTTTATGCTCAATAAATAATTAAAATAATTTTATATAAAGTTTTTTTATTTAAAATATTACTTTTATATTTGTAAACACTTAAACAAAAACAAATGAAAAAAACCATCGAGTACATCAAAGATTTATACCAAACTGATCGTGAAGGTTTTATTGGTAGCATTGCAATTGCAATATTTGGATACATTTTAATCTGGCATATCTGCCCAATAATTTTAGGACTATGAAAACTTACAAAGCAAAATTTCAAGATGAGGCAGGGTTTTATTTCTGCACATGGTACTGCAATAACAATTACGACTTCTGGGCAAGGGTTGCCAAAGAAGAAAGAGAATACAAATCAAATTTTAAACAACTAATCCTTGACTAATGAAAAACCTAATTAAATCATTATCCAATTTCCAAAATGAATGCCCTGTCATTCATAAGGATACCAAAGGTCATAACTACACATACGCAGATTTGACTCAAATTCATTCAATCATTAATCCAATTTTAAGAAAGCATGGATTGTGTATCGTTCAACCTTTAGATAATGAAGGGATCAAAACTATTTTGTATCATGTAGAATCAGGCGAATCATTGGAATCGTTTACAACAATCCCTAAAATCAAATTAGGTATTATGAATGAATATCAATCATTTGGTTCTGGAGTTACTTATTACCGCAGATATGCTTTAGCATCAATGCTTGGATTAATTACCGATAAAGATTTAGATGCTTGTGGTGTACAGGTGGAGGCAAAGACAGCACCAGTACAATTGCCTTTAGCACAATGGAAAAAATTAATTGATGTCTGTAATTCAGTTGATGAATTAAATGCTTTATATGCAGAAAAATCCGACATTGTTAATAGCGATCAAAATGTATTATCATTATTTAAAACAAAAAAATTAAGTTTCACAATTAAATAAATAAAAATGGAAAAGACAGAAAAAGTATTTGCAAAAGGTTTCATCTTTAAAAGAAATGAAAATGCACCAACATTTGTAATTGGTAATTTATCACTTAATTCAAAAGATGCTGCAGAGTTTATTGCAGCAAACTCAAAGAATGGATGGGTTAACTTAAAAATTAATCAATCTCAAAATGGTAAGTACTATGTAGAATTAGATACATGGGAAGCAAAGACAAGTGGATCTGGAGCAATGACTTATAAGACACAAGAACCTAAAAAAGATTTACCTTTTTAATTATGGAAAAGAAAAAATATTTATTTAGATGGTTTGATTTGTTAGACAACTCAAGGTATTGCGAAACAAGAATATTTGCAGAACATGAAATTGAACCATATTTAAAAGCAAAAAGTGGTTGGAGCAGATTGGATGAATACGGTGAGGATATAATTATCACTGAAGAAATGGAAAGAGAACTTAACAAAAATTAATCATGAAATTATTTAAAAAAAGACAAGCATACGAATTAGTAACTAATAATTTAAAAGAAAAAGGTATCATGCCTTTTTCTGCAAGGGAATATACAATTGAAAATATTACAGGTATTATAAATAAATACGAATATAAACGTAAAGAATACTTTTCAATTTATGAAGAAGAAGTAATTAGAGAATATGTTAGTGTAAAACGTAAACTAATAACAGAAAATGAGGAATCAAGGAAAAAGATCACATTCGAATGAAACATCTGAATTTCTAACATTTGTTGGAATTGTAGGAATTATATGCTGCTGGATATGGGTAGTAGTTGTAGAATTAATAATTAAACTTTATAACCAATGAAAAATTTAACTTTTAATCAATGGCAAGACCATATTACAAAACAATTAGAATTAGATCGTAAAAAACTTTACTTAATACCTAAAAAACAAAAACATGAAAACAAGTTTCAAACATTATCATCAAGATAATCCACAGATATATGTGGAGTTTAAAAGACTGGCATTTCAGCTAATCAATCGAGGATACATTAGATTAGGATCTAAACAGATATTTGAAGTCATTAGATGGCAAACAATGGTATCTGGTAATGATAAATTTAAGGTCAATAATAACTACACATCTGATTATGCAAGATTGTTTGAATTAGATCATCCAATTTATGCTGGGTATTTTACTAAAAGATTGTGCAAATCCGTTTAAAATTATTATATTTGTGTATTGAATTGCCTTCTCACATTATAGCAATTACAGGTCTTAAAATGCCTTCATTAAACAAACCAGAAGTGAGAAGCTGGGGAGTTTTTTGGAGGCTTTTTTAATTTATTTTTATGGAAAAAGAAGCATTTTATTTCCCGCATTTTTGTAATGCAAGGCATGATAGGAAAATCCGTAGGTTACGAAAAGAACTTGGAACGGAAGGTTATGGCATTTATTTTATGCTATTAGAAACATTGAGAGAGCAACAAGACTTAATGTATCCATTGGATGATTTAGATTTGTTAGCAGAAGAATTTGGGGTATCTGAAGCAAAGGTAAGAGTTGCAATTTGTAACTATGGATTATTTGAGATTGATGAAGAACAAAAATTCTTTAGTCCAAAGATGTTGGTATATTTGGAACCATATTTTAAGATGAAAGAACAACGTAAAATTGCTGGACAAAAAAGTGCAGATAAAAGAAAAGGAATAGAAATTTCAACGACCGTTCAACAACCGTTCAACGACCGTTCAACAAAGGAAAGGAAAGAAAAAGAAAGTAAAGAAAATGAAATTAAAGTAAAAGAAATTAAAGTTAGTTTTAGTGAAATGCTTTCACCACACATTTTTCAATTAGATAATGAATACGATAATTTTTATTCTTATTGGACTGAAAAAAATAAAGCAGGAAAAGAAAGATATGAATTAGAAAAGTTTTTTGATATTGAAAGAAGAATTAAAACTTGGATGCAAAATAAAACCAAATTTAACAACAATGGAAATAATACTGAGAAACTCGGAACAAGTGCAGCAAGAATGGAAGCCTTACGGAAGTGGTAATGCAATAGCAATACAACAGGCACAAAGCACTCATAGTCTTCGTGTAAGAAACGAAGAAGATATAAAGGAAGTATTACGCTATTCAATGCTTTTAGTAGGCTTACGAGGAAACAATTTACCAACAGAAGAAGAAAAATTTGTACTAACTAATTTTGTAAGATCTAATTTTGGGAATCAAACACCAGAAGAAATTAAGATTGCATTTGAAATGGCAGTTGCTGGTAAATTACAGATAGATGCTAAATGCTATGAAAACTTTTCTTGTGAATACTTTGGGAGAATAATGAATGCTTATTTAGAATTTGCAAGACAAGAAATCAAGAATTTACCTAAACTAATAGAACAAGTGAAAGAAAAGCCAAGTGACCAAGAATTAAAAAAACAAGCAATAGATACTGCCAATGAATATGCGAATCAGATTAAATTTTGCGAAAAGAATGATAAAAGATTTACATTTATTGCAGGTGGTTTATCAATCTTGTTTGATTATTTAGAACAATTCAAAATACAAACTATATCGAAAGAAGAAAGAATTGAATTATGGGAAAAGTATTCAGGTATTAAAGATATTGAAGAACGTAAAATGCATTGTAAAACACAAGGGTATATTAAATTTATTAACTCTTTAGTAAACTTTGATTGTTTTATTGATCAAGATGGATCTATTAAACCAAATGAATAATAAAAAAAGAAACTAATTTTATTAACTGCATTAATTTCAATATCTTTAATTTATTATTTTAATAATAATCAAGAAGTTGAACAAAATCATATAGTTGTAAAAGATTGGGAAATTATTACCCAAGAAGATATTTATACAGATATAATTGATTTGAATTTATATACAAGTCACGGAAGATTAAAATATAATATTAAAGATAATTGACAAAAAGAATACAATTTATAAAATATGTTTAATGTTATTGTAGGAAAATACCGACAATAATTATGGAAATGACAATTAATG